GGACCATATTTACGGCCCGCAATAGTTTCCAAACAAACATCTTGACATTTCACAAACACCGCGTTATATTATAGCCGTCTTGGTCATGGTTGTAGTTGTTCTGTCATGGTCCCCTCCTTTCGGCAAAGCCCACTTCTCATTCAGAGGGGTGGGCTTCTGCTTTTTGCGAATTAATTGACATTTAGCTTGACGCAGCGGTAGTATTGAGGTATGTGTGGAGAAACTAAACAAGGAGGATTTGTATGGACGATGCAACCAAGATACTGGCTATGACTGAGTGCTTGATCCTTTGGGATTATTTGGCTGAGACAGGCTTGAAAGACAAGGAAATTGCCATTAGACAGTTACATAGAGAATTTAAGTTGTCACGATCTGAATATTATAGCGGTTGCCCGTTTTGCGAATACCTAAGGGATAGGGGCGGTGAAGATATGGGATGCAAGGATTGCCTATGGCCAGGTGAGTGGCCTGGAAATTATCATGTAAAATGTCAAAGAGAAGGAAGTCACTACCAGGAGTGGCGGCACAATAGATACGTCGCAAAATATGCAAAAGCGTCTGCTAATGACGTATTAAACCTATTACTGTCAGTAGAATTTTAACGGACTAAACCAATGCGACTACTAAAATCCGAACAAGACTTCTCCACCTACCGCAAGCGCTTCCCGGAACACGGCGTCCTACCTATCCTACCTCCAGCCGAGTATCCGTGTTACGCTTACGAGGTCACGCCGGTTTATGGGTGGCAGTATGAGGAAGACGTACCGGCTTATCTCTATATGGGTGATCTGGATAGGATGCTTACTAAGGTTAAGGAGGGTGTATGACAAAAAAAGAAAGGCGCATGAAAGACATTGTTAAGCATTTTCAGGATTACGTAAGAACATATAGCAACCAGCCAGGATACGAGCGATACAGCGAAACGACATTTATTGAAGATATGTTATACGGAATTGGAATATCTATCAATATGGACGAATACAGGCTTGCAAATGGATACGATGCGTGGAAGGAAAAACTTCGTGAGTTCCTTAATAAATATTGAATAGGTGGTGCATGAAACTCCCCATAGTAGGAATAGACTACATAACCTCCAAGATAGAACTAATAGATGACATAGAGCAGAAGGTCTTAGTTGTCACATACGAAGTAGGCGCTACAGGAGGCACACACTGCATCGCTCAAAAATGGTACACCTACGACGAGCTTGACGCAAGACGGTATAACCCTAATCGGTATAGATAGGAACTGGCATGACAGGCTACCACGTAACCACATCCAAGAAACTAAAAAAGTACAACGCAACAGGCGGCATCCTACCTCCAGTTCGTTTCTGGCCTAACCAATACACAGCAGCTAAGTGGGCCAAGCGTACCATGCGCGACGTTATCTTACGCATAGAATGTAACGAGTCGTTCCCGCTGCCAGACCATAAACCGGCACGATGGACTAACGAGTTTGTTAAGAATTATTCTAAGGAGGTAGCCAATGGAAATAAGATGGCAAGCATATGACGGCTATGCAGGTGGATCAAGGCCGCAATACACCAAGGTAGATGATGGCGACATTGAAGATTGCGAAACAGTTGAAGAGGCCATGGAGTTAATCATGGAATTAGTTCAAAATGATTTCAATCAAAAGGTTCGGTGGTCTATAAAGAACGAAGAAGATGCTAAGGCTAAGGTTGAAGAAATTATTGCTAATAAGGAGTAGCCAATGGAACCCAAAAAACACTGGAACTTAAAGACTTGCATTAATCAGCTTGAGTGTTGCGGCTATGGATGCGAAGCTGGCAGTATGGTTATGAATGATGCGTTTATATGGCTTAAGGAATTATCCAAAAGAACCGGTATTGACTTCCTTCCTGGACAGGGCGTATTCTTTGATGTAGAGGCAGAAGTCAATGGTATAAAACTATCTAAGCGATCTCACGTCTACATAGTTGGGTGTAGGCTAACATCTGACACAGAAAAAAGATATTGCGTGTATGATTTAAGCAACGACCCTCCTGGGCCATATCACTATGGCGAAGTACAGTACCGCAACGTACCTGCTGACAAATTACATTTGGAAGGTTAAACAGGAGTAGACAATGGCACAATCCCACAAAGTAACAATAACAATAACCGGCACCTACCCTCACGGCAAGAACCAGCACGTATCAGTTACAATCGACGGTGACGGCAGCATATCGCACATGCTCAGTTCGTTCCGAGCTGCTATGGTGGCGGCTGGATTTCATTATGATACCATTTTAAACTATATACCGTATAAGGATGGAATGTGAAAACCAAAACCCAAGTAAAAGCCGAGTTCCTAACCGACCTGAACGACCTTCTCCTAAAGTACGGTGCCGAGATTATAGCAGAAGACCACTGGCAAGGTTATCCTGAGTGCGGCAAAGATATACGGATTGAGATAGAAATTCCAGGCGAATGGGATAAGGACGGAGAGTGCGTGTCTGAGGATTGCTATATTGACCTTGGCCGGTACGTTACTGGATCAAAGGAGGACTAATGAAAAAAGCAAGGCTATTCGCTTCAGATAATATTATTCAGTTATCCGCTGAAATGTTAGAATGGCATAAGAAAGGTATAAGGCAAAATGGTAAGTTCGACGAACTAATTTGCATCGTTTGTTCAGAACTTTATCAAGATACTAGCGACGTATTAGACGCTTACGGTATCGCAGAAAGTATCATTAGAGTCGCAGCATTTGAGTTCATTGCCAGAAAGGAGGACTAATGGAATTAGTAGCCAATCAAAAGAAGAACCCGACTTGCGACGAGTGCGGCGACGTAGTAGACGAGGTTATCGGGTTTGAGAGCGCATACGCTAAGGACGATTTTTACGTGTGCGGCAAGTGTCTGTCTAAAGCGCTGGATATGATTTGGGCTAAGGAGGACTAGTTCATGTACCATCAATGCCCCTACTGTGGCTATACAATTCCAGATTTTAAACTCCAAACAGCTCGCTTTGACTATAAGTGTCCAAAATGCAAAAGTAAGACACTATCAGAATTTAACGTCGTTAATACATGGGATTGCCTTTGGCTGCTGTTTGACGGCTTGCCAAGGGAGGAACTGGCTGGCCAGAAGGAGGAAAGCTAATGAAAATGCAAGATGCTATTAAAATTATAGACGATGCAGAAAAACAGGGGTTCATGGTTTCCTTTGAGCACGCCAAGGGAGGGATGCTATTAGGTGACTACTTTCCAGATAAGCATGCTGGAGAGAAGTTAATTGAAAGTGAGGAAATCGCGTGGCTGCTTGCACGGCAGTTCGCGGCAAAAACACGCGGCAGATGTGTAAATATCTATGTTGTTGACGTAAACTTTAATCCCGTTAAAGGATACATAGAGCGCATCATAAGAAACAGGTAGTGCCGCCAGATTAATTTAATCCGAGGTCCGATCAGCCGGGGCTGTGAAGTCAGGTGATTCGGTTAAGCGCCTTCCAGTTTTGGTTGGCGCTTTTCGTTTTTACGCACCAGAGAAAGGCTGGCCAAGGGGTAACAGGTTGTAACCGATTGCCAGTGCCGTTACTAAATAACGTTACGCGTAACGCAGTATGATTAAGTATACAGTCCGTAAACCACTGATATTATTAGCTATACAAAACGGTACCTTAGCTCCCGAAAAGTGCATTTTAGGCCCTTAATGAGACAGTGAGACACTTTTGCTAAAATAATGTTACATTTGTAAATTCGTGATATTAATTGGCAATAACGCAATTTCTTGGTAAAGTTTCACAATTTCTATTGACAAGCACTTTTTTCTGTGGCCTCTTATAAACAACAGACAGCATCCCAATAAAGCGTTCCTCAGCTTCTCTCCCTTACGTAGTCTGTTATTCCCTAACGGGCTTCACGTTGTTACGCCCTCTGTCCTACTTACCACACTTACCTTGGCTAGGAATTCAATGAGCTGAGTAACGCTAACGCACTTCGGATCGTACAACGCACGGACTCGGGACACGTAAGGATAGGAAGGCTTTTGTTTTTCTGAGCCAAACCGCCGTTTATATTCTGAACGTTATTCATTACTTTTCAGGGGGTGTCAATGTTTTCAAGCGGCGACCATCCAGAAATAAAGGTCAGTTCCAAAAAGAATAAACGCTCAAAGCGCAAGACAGAGTGCAGCGTACTACGCTCCAAAACAGGATGCGGTTGCTGCGGTTCTCAAAACGTTGCAGAGCAAGGCGTTGTTTATTGCACTGAGTGTGGCGCAGAGGCCGAGTATTTGACACAAGGCAGCTTCTGGTTTAGGAAGTCAGTTGAAGAGCGTCTATGCGGCTGTGGGGATGCTTTCTGGCACCATAGGACAATAAGTGTAGGTAAGTGCCTTGACTGTGGCGCTGTGAGTAGTGACGCCCTTTGTCCGAATCACGGTAACGGTCGCGGCCATCGTTGCTGGAAACACTGGTCTGGTTCTGTTTACTGCAAGTCGTGCGGCTACCGCAAGCAATAATACCTCATTACTACCTCACAATTTCATTGACAATTACCAAAGTTTTTGTGTATAGTCTAAGCATGACTAACACACTTTAACTTTATGGAGGAAACAATGAAACGATTCTTTTTGGCAGCAGTGGCAATCGCTATCCTGATTTCCTGTACCGACGCAGGCAACGCACTGAAGGTTCTGCAATCTCAGGGTTACAGGAATATCACGATTACAGGGTACGGCTGGTTCGGGTGTAGCGACGATGATTTCTACCAGACGGCGTTTACTGCTACTGGCCAGAACGGACAGCCAGTAGATGGTGTTGTGTGCCAAGGTATATTTTTGAAGGGCGCTACGGTTCGCATGAGATAGGAGGCTTTATGAGCGACAGACACGTATTAGCAGAAGATGACGATGGCCACTGGTACGTTATTCCGAGATCGCGGCTCAAGGACTTCTATAATTGGTTATCAAGCGACGAAGCTGAGATGGGTAGCCAGCCGGATTGGGCTGAGATGGTTGGCGGTTCTCCGAGTCTGGTTAGTTTTGTTGAGTTTGAGATAGAGTGAGAAAGGAGGCTTGCCATGAAAGACAGATCAGAACGCAACTACAGAGTAGCGGAATGTTGCGAAGATTGCGAATACGGAGAGGAAGAGTACAATTCAGACATGGATATCTATGTGCACGTCTGTACCGTTGATGGACGCAAGACAGCTCCTTGGAATGTGTGTGATAGCTTTGTGCATATGTTATGGGCAAGCGCATAACGACAAGGATTACACATGGACGAAGCCCCACGCCACAAAAAGAAAGCGACACGCGGTAACTTTCCTGTCTATTACAGATTAGATAAGCGCAATCCAAAATCTAATTATTTCTTTCAGTGCTTTGAGCGTGAGTGGTCAGTGCATGGGTGGTACGAGGACGAAGAAACAGCGGCTACGGCTTGCTCTGCACTGAATATGGAGTCAGATATTTTTGAGTATAGTACGGAGGTAAAATGCACGACCAAAAACGAATAGACCAAGTGTTAGACGCGATCCGGTTAGTCTGGAACAAATACCCTGACAGGCGGTTAGGGCAGATACTTTCTGGGGCAGCTGTTGGAGTTGGGTGGCACGACACGGACTTGTTTTATCTGGAGGACGATAAGCTGTTGCAGGGTTTGATTGAATATGATGCGGCGTATTAGGAGGTAATGTATGTTTCTTTATATAGTGTTGGCGTTTATTGCTATAGACGGCTTGCTGTGGTTCCTATCCGGCGATGAGAGATGCAAGATGAGTTTGTGGTGCGTAGTTATTCCTGGTTCTGGATTCTACGCATTTTACAAATCGCGTTGTAATAAATCAAAAAATTGATTATTAGCTTGACAAAACGGTAGGTTGGCGGTATTATCTATCCAAGATGAAAGGCAAGCAATGGACGGATTGGCTGGATACATATTCGTAGCATCGCACGTTGTAAGTTTAACAGTGATGTTTCTGGTTATTGTCCATGCTCTGTACAGCGACTACAAAATTAGAGTGTTGGCAGAGGGTAGGGCCAAGATACTTATCGCGGAGTATGAGAAGGCAACAAAGATAATGATTGAAATGTACCGTAATTCGCAAAGGGAGGCTCTATAAAATGACCAGGGACAAATTAAAGTTGGCTGAAGACCTCAGAGAACTGATTGACAAGACAGAGAAGGCTGTTGTGGCGCTGGAAAACTGGATTCTTAGGTCAGATAAGAGACTATCTTCAAATGACTGCGCTTACGGTGTTGACAGAAACTACTTTCTTTGCATCTCGGAACATAGCGACGGCTCTGGAAATAGTGCTGTTCTAACGCGATGCCTTGGGAATACAGAGGTAATTAAGTTAATCCACGATAAAGTAGCAGAACAACTTGAAAAGTATAAGTTTGATTTTGAATCACTATAGGGAGGCACATCAGTTTATGCCAACTAACCTTTACAGCCCAGGCCAAAAGATTCTCTCCAAAGATGGCCGCGATAATTGGGACGCGATATTCGGAACAGTTAAGGAGCCGCAAGCAGTGCTGAACTGGACTAAGTGTAGCGTATGTGGCTCTAAACATCTTCAAGGTACGATGTGCCATAAGTGTTACGGGCCTACGCAGCGTGACCGATTCTGGTTCGCACAAGATATTAAGGAGTAAGCTAAGTGGCTACAAAAAAGAAAACCAGCATCACCCTATCCCAAGAATGTATAAACCTACTCGCCAAACTATGCGAGTCTAACGGTCTGAGCCGGTCGTCGATGATTGAGGTGCTGGTGCGGGCTGAGGTGAAACGAGAAGGCGCGTAACTGAATTGTAAGCCAGCGCAAGGAGGCGTCAAAATGAAAACCGTGGAAGAACTTATAAGCCAAATCAACGCGGCAAGCATTTATTCTCCACACTACGCAGAAGATGAGATTGACATGGATGGCGCTGTAAAGGTTGCTAAAGTTGATTTTGACGAACACCGTTGGTATGTCATCGGAACTGTTGTATTTAAGTATGGCGACGAGTTCTTTGGTGTGCGTGGACCAATATCGCTTAAGTCTGAATCGATGGGCTACGACGATGTTGGGATTAGGTGTGATGCGTTTGAGATGGAGGCTGTTCCATCGGTGACATATAAGTGTAAAAACTGATAGCTGCCAACCAATGGTGCGTAGCTGAGTTGGCACAGCGCTTGACTGTTAATCAAGAGATCGAAGGTTCGAGTCCTTCCGCACCAGCCAAACAAAAACTATATGTTATCCATCAACATCTCATTAAACAATCAAATATCTGTGTATAGAACTGTGGACGCAAAAAACGTTAGAATAGATGAAGAGTTATTCAGACAATGCAAAGCAGATTCTATTGATGACAGGTATAAACTTTACACACACCTAATGTATATAAAATATATTGAAGGTTGCATGTGTTTTCTGTCATGTGCTTCAGAACATGGTGATGGAGACAGCGTTACAATTAGCAAGGCAGACCTGAAGAGGATTGCCGCAACTTTGTACGAGACAAGGACTTATGGTTAGATGTTATTCAGCCGGTGTAGTGTAATGGTAACACAATGTGCTTTGGGAGCACAAATCGCCGTTTGAGTCGGACACCGGCTACCACAATATTAGGTTAAACGAGAATGTGTGGAACGATAGGGGGTGTGAACCATGTATATCGTTGTGGACGAAAAAGGAAAGCCTCTTGAATTGTGCTTACGCGAGGATCTTCCTGGCGGCGGGGTTTTGATGCACGGCGATCGCGCAACCTGCTTTAAAACCTATCAAAAAGCCAGCGCAGCAAAACGAAGATCGCGTGTATTTGAGGAACGAAACAACTACGCATGGGGATGCAAAATGTGGCGTTTAATGAAATTGATCGATGGCCCGTAACGACAAGAATTGTGGCTATATGTTGTTCATCAACATCTCATTAACCTCTTCGTCACTGACACCCAAGTACCGCATAGTAACCCCAGGATGCGAATGACGATACCGCTTAGAAATGACCTCGTAGGAAACTCCATGCACGGTACGCTGAACCATCCCGAAAGTCTTCCTAAGACTATGCGTACCGAAGTTACCTACCAGCCCTACCTTTTTACACCATCCTTTAACCAGAGAGGTTACATACGGAACGGTCAGCGGAGAGTTGCCTTTTCTACTGCTGAACAGGAATTTGTCATCATCGGGCATAGTTTCAAGGAATCTAAGGACGGCTTCTCGCGTGGCCTCATTCATCATTAACACATTCTTTTTACTGGTCTTTTTCTCTTTAACGATGATGTACTGTCCAGGCAATAGATTAACTACATCGCGCACTCTTAACCGGAGTACATCGGAGATTCTTAAACCGTTGTTAATTGTCAATACGAACAAGAGGTAGTCGCGTGGATTTGGCCGGAGCAAGTCTTTCAGGAGCGGAATGGCATCGTAGGGGATGGGCTGGACTGTGATGGTGCTGCCTTTTTTGGGATGATTCGGGTTGGGCATGGTGGCCTCCTTGGTTAATGTTAAGTTTAATGTACTGATAGTTGGGATTGGTGTCAAGCAAAATAATTGGGGATGGGGCAAATGAGTGAAAACGCCTACAAAGAGTTTTTTGAATTGACCATACTCATGGAGGAACTTGAGCGTATAGAACAATGGTTATTCGATGGCTGGATACCGAACGAATTAACAACTCAAAATCTTGATGCTGACTCAGAACTGGCAGCGTGCCAAGCGAGCGTTTACAGAAAGATTATAGGTATCAAAAGGGAACTTAGCGATGGATGAATTAAAACCGTGTCCGTTTTGTGGGAGCGGCGCAACTTGCATCGACGATTACTGCGAAGGGTGGGAAACATACTATACTGTTCAGTGCGACAACGGAAAGTGTATGATTGATATTGGGTGGCATGAGGCACCAGAAGAAGCAATAGCTATGTGGGAGCAGAGGGCTTAATTTGAACGAACCAGTTAATAACGAAGCAATTAAAGAGCGGCTGAAGGAGCTGAAGCGGAAGAAGCTGGAACTGTTGAAGCAGCAGGCCGCTTATCAGCAGGATAACCTTATAGAGTTTTTCAATAATCCAGAGCGGCCACTAATGGATGGTCGGCTACTTGTTCCGAATCCTAAACAGGCGCAGCTTTTGGAGGCGTTTAAAAACCCAAGATATCGGGTATTTACGTATACTGGTGCGAATCGCTGTGGAAAAACCACAATTTGGGCAATAATTGCAATATGTTGCATGGCAGGGAAGTGGTTGTGGAATGGGGAGCCTATTCGGTTTTCACATAATAAGCCGAGGAAAATACGAGTTGTTGGGCAGGGTTGGTCAAGTCATATCAAGACGGTTGTTGTGCCGGAATTATGGAAGTGGTGGCCTAAGAACCGTCCTATGGTGGGTGGAAAGCCGAAAAAAAATAACGATGGGGTTGAGTATTTTTGGGAAGACGCCATAACCGGAAGCACTCTTGAAATCCTTTCCAACAAACAGGAATCAGAGATGTTTGAAGGATGGTCAGGCGACGCATGCATTGAAGAGAGGCAGCGAGTATGGATGGGAGACAGTACATGGAAGCGTATTAAGGATGTTAAAGTAGGTGATGAGGTATGGACTGTAGGCAACTCAGGTTTAATGTCTAAAAACAAAGTGACTCATGTTATTGATAATGGAGTCAGGGACATAGTTCAAGTATCAGTTGATGGTTGGTACTCGCTATTCTGTACACCAGACCATAAGATATATGTTTCAGGATTGGAGAAGAAAGAGGCGCAACACTTAAAGCGTGGCGATGCTGTTTGCTGTGAAGGCGTAGAATATTGGAGTTTTGATTCTGTGCGACCAGCAGGCAAGGCAAGGGTCTACGACCTTACAGTAGAGAACAACCATAACTTCATCTGCGAAGGTATCTTAGTATCTAACTGCATATTTGACGAACCGCCGCGCAGAGACATCCGTGTAGCAGCAGCGCGTGGTCTCATAGACCGTGGCGGGTTTGAACTCTACGCCTGTACCCTGCTCAAAGAAGCGTGGGTGGCCCAAGAGATTATCAAAGCACGGCTACCGGACGGCAGACCAGACCCGTCAGTTTACAACGTCCACGCCACCATCGAAGACAACATAGGCTACGGCATCACCAGAGAAAACGTAGACCAGTTCGCCAAAATGCTAACCGAAGATGAAAAGGACGCACGTTTAAGAGGCGTACCATCCTACATGAGCGGTTTGGTGTATCCTCAGTTCGCCAGAGACATCCATCTTAAAAAGCGTTTCCGAGTACCCCTAGATTGGCCAGTAGACATAGCCATAGACACCCACCCCCGCAAGCCCCACTCCGTCCTATTCATGGCCACCTCACCGCGAGGATTCAAGTACTGCATACATGAAATCAGAGAACACGGTGACGGAAAATCAATAGCAGAGTCCGTAGTCCGCTTAGTCCAGTGGGGAGTGTACCGTGTCAATAAAGTTATCATCGACCCCTTATCGAAAGGAGACAGCAACGAGACAGACACGACCTTTGAGAAAGCGTCAGACGTATTTGCTCGGCACGGCATGTATCTGGAAACCGCAAGCAAGAACAAAGACGCCGGAATTTTATCAGTAAAAGAGTACTTAAAGTCAGAAAATAATGAAGCTTCTCTTTTCTTTTTCGACGAC